ATGGCTGGTTTTTATCGAACCAATTTAGGAAGAGTCGCGCTTCAACAACGCAACATTACTTTAAATGCAAAACAAAGACGTTTACTGCTATTAATAGATCACGAAGATTTTCAAAATTTAAATAGCGAATTTAAAAAACGTATTGCATCTCCAGAGCTTATTCAACAGCTTATCGACTTAAAACTCATTGCTCCTTCTGGCGAAAATTATTCAGAATTAAATGAACAAATATCTTTCCCACAATCATCCGTAACTGCAATAGAAGCTCATCAAAAAAATACTATTGATGATAATAAAAGTGGCGATATAGTTGGAGAAATTCAGGTTACTCAATCATCATCTTTTCAACTTTCACCTACTGAAATTACCCAGCCACCAATTCGAGTTCAACAGCTCTCTTTTGAAGAAATACAACAGTTGATGAAGCAAACCTTGAGTCAATATTGTGGGCTTATGGCAAAACCACTTATTCAGAAAATAGAGCAAATAAAAACGCTTCAAGAGCTTAAAGTGTGCCAAATGCAATGGATTACCAGCTTACAGGAGTCGCGTATTCCCTCTAATGAACTAGCACATACGCTTCATTCTATTAATTATTCAATTCAATTTATTCAACAACGCATCTAAAAAACAACAAGCTGCTGTTTAATTAAGCATTAAACTCACTTGTTACCTATTTCGTGCTTTACCTATTGGTGTTTTTTTCCTATGATGTGGCCCACACATGTGCGCTCGTAGCTCAGTTGGATAGAGTACAGGTTTCCGAAGCCTGGGGTCGTGGGTTCGATCCCCGCCGGGCGCACCAATCTATTATATAAAATCAATAACTTAACTATATTTTGGCGTATATTTGGCGTAATGCGCTATTTATCCACAGGTTTAGAGGTAATTTTGCTTCTTATCAAAGGTCCATCTTTTGCCATTGTAAGTCACAGTGCCATCCAAATTAATCGGCAACTCTTTTAATGAATAGTCGTAGATTTTAACAACATTCCCATTCTTATCTAAATCAGCGGGTAGATTGCAAGTATTTTCCATTCTGCCCGCTTCCGAAACCATGATCATGACTTGCGACATCACAAAGCCCTTACACAAATCGAGACGTTCACATTACTATTTATAGTGTGAGCTGTGCAACCTGAGAAGATTAAGCACAGCAATGTGATGATCGATGCAACTTTGGTACGTTTGCACATATAAGTTACTTCTTTAAAAAGAGTGCTCGTTCTGCTTCTCGGCGACGAACTAGGCCTTTCATAACCTTGCCACCTGCTTTGTTCCATACAAGGAATTGATCGGCAGCGCCTTTGTAGTCGCCTTTATTAAGCAACTTGAGCAAAGTTGAATTCTTTAAAGCACCTGCGCCAATGTTGTAAGTCAGAGAAACCAAAGCATCAAACTGATTTTGATTTAGGGGCACTGTCACAGATTCATTTACTGTTTTTTCAAATTTAGCCAAGTCGTGTTTAAAGTAAGCTTTAGCTTGCTCAGGTGTGCAAGTGTCACCTTGCTTAACCTTCACGCCATTTGGATAAACTGTGGTGCCAGTGCCAATGGTCCAGACTCCCACCCCATCGTCATAAGCTGTGAATCGAGTGCCTTCAAAACTAGTTATTAAATCTATACCATCATCACTTGTAGTTTTTCCACCAGGTGCAAGTTTATCGACCACCTTATTTAGTTCGTCTACTTGTGCTTGTGTGAGTTTTCCACCAGCAATTACTCGGGCAGCATCGAAGAATGGTTTATTTGTCATCTCGTTCCCCTTTCTTTTTCTCAAGTTCAGAGCTACCAAAATAAAAACCACATGCAGTTGTCATGGCGCCTGCAATAAAACCTAAAGCTGTGTTAATTTGGTTGCTGTTTTCTCGTGGCATTTCCACAAAAAATAAAGCAATCACTAAAACAAACATCAGTCCCACTAATGCGAAAGCTAGATAAGCTCTTGTATTTTCACTGTTCATCGTCCTGCTTTCTCCAATCGTGATACTTTCTCTTTAATTAAAGACTGGTCTTGGCTTAATTGAATAATTGAAGATCCAACCCACGCACACAATGAAAATACGATGCCTGCAAATATTCCCAGCAATACACGCAGCACAGAAATTCCACCATCTTGCGCTGCTGTGCGGTTTTCTAAATTGGCGACTTTGATATCCAATGTATCGATATCTTTTTTGTTCTGTTCGCTAGTCTCTTTGTGCGCTTCATTAATGAAAGTCAGTCGAGTAACATGATCTGACAACATGCGAATATCACTCTGAATGGAGTCGATTTTCTTTTCAAATCTCAACCCATATGATTCATTTTCAGTCATGCCTTCCCCCTTTCGTTTAGGCAATAAAAAAGCACCCGGTTGGGTGCTATCTAAGAAATTTCTAAATTAAAAATTTACTGCTTCAATTTCTTCATATGTCAAAGCAGCTTCAATTTTCTGTCGTGCAATACGCCCACGTTCATGAGCGTTTGCAATATGCGCTTGCAATGCGGCATAGAGTTGCTGCAACTGTGATGCGCTTAAATCAATTGTTGTGTTATCAGCCAAAGTCCAAATTTGATCTACACCTGCAACAGCAGCGCCCATGATACGGCCTTGAGATACTTGGTCTGAATCATAAATACCGCCATCAAACTCAAAACCACCATACTCAAACTGATCACGTTGCTGTTTAATATGCTCCCATTTATGCTTTTTCACATCTTCTAAAGATCGGTTGTCCACCCACTTCTTTGTTTCATAATTAAAGATATGATATGGCGAAGGTTGAGTGGGAATACTCACCCACTTCCCTTTTTGAAAAAACATATTTGGAAAAGGAGGATCATCTAAAGCTATACATCCCTCAGGTGTATTTAGCTTGATCATCTCATCATTACCAAATATATGCCCTATAACTTCACCATATTTTGAAACTAATACTGTCATTTTTTAAGCTCCAATGTTGATAAAGATGACATATTGATTATTGAAGGAGTATCAGCAAAGCCACCTTGGGGTACAAATGAACCATAATAAATATTTGAGTATTTTGTGATATAGGCCAACTGAAGCACTATTGTTTTTGTACCAGTGGAAGCAGGTAGGATATAAACGGGTGTCGCAGTAACTCCAATAAACCGGATTGTACTGCTCCCATCATAAAATGTTGGGTATATTTCCTGAGTGTACGCAACAGTACCATTTACTAATACCCGACAAGCTAGCGTCACACATTTCAAAATGTCGTAGGAGGATGGATATTGTGTGATCCTGACCTTACAGTCAAACACAAACGATCCATCAATCCTTAGTTTACCTCCTTGCGTTTGCACATTAAGAGTAACTAAATCTTGTGTATAACCAACTGAACCTGCCATTGAATTAGAAACAGCGAAATAAAATTTACGCTCTGTTTGATTAATTACCCCGGAAGGGACAGTAACGGCTTCATCTTGGATTTTTAAAGTGTCTATTGCTCCGTTTTTAATGTGAGCATTATCAACTTCAATATCACCTAAATCAGCGCTAATAGCACTTAAGCTATCAGCCCAAATTCGATCCGCATTGATATACCCAAAACTACCATTGTCGACATACAAACCACGCGGAATAACAGTACCGTTTGGCAAAGTAACCGGAGTGTTTTGCAGGGTCATTAATGGTTTAGGTTCTACACCATCAACACCGACAGGCGTACCAAACTGAATTGCATCATAATTGAATATGAAAGTTGAAGTCGTACCATCGTTCATTGATCCATGACCAGAAACATGGCCATTTACATCGAACTTAGTAAACTGCTGAGCATAGATGCCATCAACACTTTCACTGACATTTTGAATAGACGCACTATTCTCACCGACTTTTGTTTGCAACGTTTCCGTTACTTTTATCGTTGAAGAAATAGCACTAGCATTTGCATTGATTTGTTGCTGAAACAAAGCATTGCTGTCATTCAATTGTGCAGACACTTGATCTGTACGTTTAGATTGAGCCAAATCGCCTTCAATACGTGCAGATTGCTCTGACCATACGCCTGCATAACCTCCTTCATTTCCGATTAAGTCAGATTCTGACCCGATCAACGGAGGATTGATTTGCGCGTAAACTCCATCAATCCTTGTAGTTTGGGCAATAACTTTGTCATCTACATTCTTAATATCAGACTTAACTTGCGTCAATTGTCCCGTTGAAGCTTTATCATCAAGCTCAAGATTAATTAAATCAATCGCTTCAGCATTTGCCGAAGACTGATCTACCGCGACTTGTGCAGATTGGCGTACCGTGGCTAAAGCACTATCATTGCTAGCAATATAAGTATCAATCTTTTGAACTGTTACTTTGTCACCCTCTATACGCGCTTGAACCTCTTGCTGAGCGTACGCACGTAAATCATTTACTTCAACAACGGTTGTATCAATGCGCTTACTAAGTGCCAAGTCTCCTTCGATCATTGCCGATTGAACAGACCATGTGCCAGCAAAACCTTGATCGTTACCAATTAGATCTGATTCAGATCCAATCAAAGGTGGATTAAGCTGTGCATATACACCGTCCGTTTTTTCAGCTACAAGTGAAAGATCATTTGCAACAACTCGAATACTTTCTTGAGCCGCTGCAATTCCCTCATCACTTGACTGTTTAACAGTATTTACAACTTCAAGAACACCTTCATCACCTGCAATGATTTGCTGTGATAAACCTTCTTTGGCTTGCTGAATAGCGTTTTGACGATCAATGACTTCTTGTGCAATTTGATCTTTCGTATTTTGAATATCTTGCTTAATTGGTCCAATTTCAGCATCAATAGTCTCAATATGATCAATCTTGGTTTTAAGATCCTGACTAAGTTGTGTTTCACTGATTTGATCGTTCAAGAGCTCAAGAACATCTGTTGCATCGGCAGAAGTTGTCGCATGAGTCCAGTCCGACCATGGCCCAATATTTCCAATCCTGTCGATCAAGCGACCACGATAGAATTGAGTTAAATTTGGCTGTAAACCTTGCAAAGTATGTGTTGTCGTTGGATAAGCAAATAAACCCAATTGAGCAATGTTGCTGGTACCATCCGGTGAAACTTGAATCTCGGTATAAGCCGTATCAAGTGCACCAGTTGCAGGAAAACCCCAATTTAGGCGCATACCAAACAAAATACCTGTTGCTTGGATGAATGCTAAAGCTGGTGGCAAACCTTGCTTGCCATTAAGCTTAGTGACAACTGAATAAGTTGGTAAAGAGGAAATATCCGAAGCATTAACCGCTGTAACTTTTGCTTGATAGTTGCCAGCATAAATACCCGGCAACTCAATTGAGTTATTGCCGGTAACTGGCAGCTTAATCCAGCTACCATCATCTTTCCGCCATTCAACCAGATACTTAACCGCACCTTTTGCTTGCGTCCAAGACACAACCATGGTGGCAACATTAATACCTTGATCCACCCGATCTTCGCTTGTAATAACAATATTTGAAACTGGTTCTTGAATATTGGGATTAACAATTGAAATTGGCACATCGATATAATGAGCGCCATGATCAATTGCATCAAACTTTTTCGGATTGTACTCAAGCGCTGTAATAGTAAATTGATGTGAATCACTTTGAACTACTGACAAAACCCTAAATTTAAGCGTTGCCAAATCTTGAGCATCAATAACCCAAACGTTTTGAGGTGCAATTTCATCAAAAGCTACAGTAACAGTTATGACCCGACCTGTAATTGATTGAATAATACGAGTTTGAGCTTTCCCGTTTTCTCCATTAATGATGAGTCTATCACCCGCTACTGCGACCACATCATCACGGTCAAGAGTAATGCTTTTTCGATCTGCTGAAATTGATGAAATGCGACCACCGTTTGCTCTTCCAGCAAAAATAGGATCTGCAAATTCAATCACTTTACCCGGCAAAGGAATATGGCCGTCTAATCCAACTTTAAAAGTCACAGTACGTGTTTCAAGTTGTTCAGACTTTAAAGCCCACAAGCCTGCTCGTTGTGCTTGCCCACGCGATGTACAGCCCCAAGCATCAAGTTCAAGTAAGCGCACCTGTTTCATTTCAGAAATGGCTTTCTCATCACGCACAAATTCATATTCAGTCTTATAGTGATTGGCTGGGTTATCCCAAGCTACTTTTACTGCATTATGTCTATCACGGGCACGTGTACCATTATGATCCGGCTCCCCGATAATATTTGCACGGGTATATGTGAAATAGGTATCTTGTGGAATATCAGCATCACAAACAATGCTATCCCCATCCCAATAAGTTATCGCTCGAAATACACCTGCTAATTTTGTAAGAATGCTATAAGCATCTTCAGCGCTCTGAAGATAAATGTTACATGTGAAACGTGGTTCTTGACCGCCCAACCCGTCTGGTACCAACTCATCACAGTATTGGGCTAAACGGTATAAAGACCATTTATCAAGCATTCCATCTGTAATTCGCTCACCAATTCCGTAGCGCTTAGATGTGCAAAGATCATAGTAAATCCATGCAGGGTTGTTTGAATATGCGCGTTTAAAAGTGCCATCCCAAAACCCAATGTATTCGCGGGTTTCAGGGTTGTAATTTGTCGGTACCTTAATTTTTACGCCTTTCAAATCAACCGCAAGTTTTGCGACTGATCCACCGAATGTTTCAGCATCGTATTGCAGTGAAACTAATGCTGTATTTGGATAGCGTAATTTAGCGTCTATAACTTCAGTGACAGCCTTAACATACATTTTGTCGCTGATATATTCGGATGTTGAGTTGGGAGTAATTCGGCGAACACGAACGAGCCAGCCTGAATCGGCTTTGGGTAAGTCAATACGATGTGGACGCTCATAATTATCAGATGTTTTATCTGAAATTTTTGCTCTTAATACTTCTGACCATGCTCCGCCATCAGTTTGCAAGTCCACCGCGTATTCAATGGTATAGCCAGTAACATCACCCGTTGTTGGGTCTTGGTTGCGTAGTGGCCCCCAACGTAAACGTAAACGTACTGCATCAAGATCTAGGTTGTTAAAAGAGCGCACCCATGGTGTAGATGATTTAAGCTCTACATCAATCGGGATTTCATTTTCAACTGCCGGGAAGCCTTCAATATATTCTTGATCGTTTGTTCCTGATCTAAAATTAACAGTGACGTTATCAAAGTTCTTGTTGCCGTTTTCATCTTGTAAAGGTGTATCTTCAAGCAAAATTGATTGGTAGCCGTTTGCTAATCCCTCTACTTCACCCTCCGCTAAACCAATCAACTCTTTAATATAAGTTTTAGATTGTGCGGAGTCCGGCGCAACTACTGGTTGTCTTGGTTGCTGATTTCCCTTTTTAGCGCCTTTTACCATCGCTGTCATATCAAATCCCACGCAATAAAAAAGGCGCCAAAAAGCGCCTATAACTAACTTAAAAATTACATCTGATCTTCTGGATATTGACCAGCACTTAATACGAAGCCGCCGACTTCACGTCTACCATAGAGAATCGGTACTGGGTAACCTTGCGCTGCTGTGGTTACTGCACTCCCAAAACCAAAGTTTGCCCGGTTACCGTCTTGGTTTTGATTTTGATTAGTTTGGGCTTTCGGCATGAGCATTGATGCAATACCTCCCATAGCCATGCCTGCACCAGCGCCAATTAATGCAACACCGTAAGCTGAAGACGTACCGCCAGTCATCACACCTGCAACAATCAGAACTACTCCAAGAACTAATTGTAAGACTCCACTATTACCACCAGCTCCCATTACACGCGGGACGATGTGAATAATGTCGGCTTCAGTAGACATATCAAGCTGCTCTTCACCGATATTGTCACCAGTGATTAAGCGCTTTGTTTCATGATCGTAAATTGCTGGGCGCTTCTTGCCACGCTTATTGCCTGAACCTTTGCCTTTAAGAAAAATTGCAAAAGCCAACCCTTGCTCATGGGCATGTGTCATGAAGTGCTCAAAGCCAGCGATCTGAACTGATAAAGCACGCATGGCTTCACGCGTATTTGCGACATCGAGCTTAAATTCACGACCAAACTTTTGCCCTAGAATGCCGTACAACTTAATTGTTTTTAACATCTCGGTGCCTTAAGATTTTCACAGTGCGCTCATGCCATTGCTGACCATATATTTCCCGCACAGATTTACGGTTATACGGATGATGAAGGATTAAACTTGAACCGATGCAATGCTCAGTTTGTTCAGATTTTAAAACTCCATTATCTCCTAGCCAGACTACCGCATGATTAGGATGCTCGGTACGCCCAACACGACAAACCAACATATCGCCATACTGCGGTGTATCAACTTCAAAGAAACCTGCTTTTTCGTAATTCTCAAGGTAAAGTGATGGATGATCTTTATCTTCCCACCATGCATCTTTACGCTCGAAATCCTTCAGTTCTACACCCAATTCACGACTATAAAAATCACGTACAAGCGCATAGCAATCTTGCCAGCCATGAAAATAATTACGCCCCACTAAAGGGGCGCGATAACCGCAAGGCTCGTAGACTTGAAAATCAAGATCCGGATACGAACAAATTACCCACGGCTTTTGATGTAATTCAATTTGAATCAGATCAAGTTCCGAAGCTTTTGTTGTTCCATCTGGATGAGAGTGCACATAAGCTAAGATTTCGCCTTGATCTTCAGCACTTGCCAAGTCTTCGGGATGTATTTCAAACTGATCAGATTGTTCAGCGATATTGCGACAAGGAATATATTGCTTTTCGACAATCACCCCACAGCTTTCATGCGGGTAACATGCATCAGCATGGGCCATGATTGCTTTTTTAATTTTTGCTGTCAGTTTCATAAGACCTCACAACATGCTTGAAGCTGGGAATCCGCCAAAGGGTAAAGGCTTGTTTTTACTAAATCGACATTCACAACCAGACAATCTGTATGAGCAACGATCTAAAGCAGGGTTGTCTGTTGGCTCATCTTTCTCGGTAAACATAGCTGCCCCGGTGTAACCACACTCTTCCCCGCGATATTCCCAACTACAATAAGAAGTAATTTGACGTACAGGAATTTTCAAACCTTCAAAATCAATCGGGTTAGAAAGCTCAAAAGTTACCTGTTGGGCGTTTTCAGATGTTTTCTGTTCTATAAACCAAGTTTGTTCTTTAGACTCGTTCGATGCTAAAGGATTGCCAGAAGTGAAATTTTCAGCATCTAGATATTTAGCCAAAGTAGTAATAACTTTCAGCTTCGCCCCTGCAAAATCTTTAAACTGCAAACAGTAAGCAGAAACAGCATGTTGAATACCGTTAATATTGTTTGCCATTGTCAATGTCGGCGCTGAAGCTTTACCAGTTGAACTAAGTTCAAGTCCCGATACTTCCAAAGCCATAGGCTCAAAAACTTGACCCTTCCAGATAATATTGCGGTTCCAGACTTTTTGTTCACCTGCATCAAATACTTTGCCTATACTTCCAGAATCAGCACCAATCAATCCCTCAGATCCGATGGAAGAATAAATCTTTTCCCAGTCTTGAAATGATATATGGCCGTGAAAGCGCAAGATGCCAGCACCTAAGCTGCTGGCATCTAGTTCAAATAGATGAATAAGACCATCTACATATAATTTCTGGAAATCACTATTCAGACTCATGGATTACCTCATCAAAAATAGGGTTACCATCCTTATCTTTAACTTGAACATCGTCAAAGACAGGATTTCCTTCACTATCAACTGCTTGCACCCATTCAAGTACAGGTTCACCATTTTCATTAATTACAGGTTGTTTTGTGAGAGTTGCCATTCCTGAAGAGTCTGTGACTAGATAAGTTTCTTTTTTCTGGAATGGTTTTCCATCTACCATGACAACCTTACCTTCATCATCAATGAGTTCAGTTAAACGAGTCATGAAAGTTGGTTGCATCGAATATTTGATTTGCTGAACCATACGTGGTTGCTTTTCAGTGCGTGGCACCTTTCTAATAATTTGTCGTTTAACTGTGTTTAACCGAATATCAATCCAACGTGGCTCACCATTTGCATTAGACGGAATCTCAATTGGTGCATCTAGATTCGCAACAATATCTCCATCTTCACTCAGAGTTTTCTTGAATGTTTTAATCTCAAGATCACCATTTTCAAGAGTTTGATATTCAACTGCACAAATCTTATTACCGTGAGTATCGGTCGGAATTTCTATCCACCATCCCTCTTTTGCAAAGCCAGAAGACCCTTTAATTAAATAATGGCCGATACCTAATTTCTCAAAAGTAAGTGATTGTTCAGCAGCTTCATCATTAGGTTCAATTTTATTGGCAAATAGCTTAACAATTGGTGAGGCGGCTTTAAGAAAACCGTTTGAATCAATTGTGGTATTACCTGAATGTCTAATTAATACAGGGGTATTCCATTTTTGAGTTGCATTTGGAGTTGAGCATCTTAAATAGTAAGCATTGTTATAGGGTAAATTCCCTAGCTCAAAACCAAGGGGATTATTGGCAAAATTACTACGAAGCACAAAAAAATTAGTTCCGACATCTTTCCATGAATTTTGTGCTGAGGAGTTAATATCATAATAGTAAAAGCCGCATCCAAGCACATTATCTGAATCATTTGGCATGGATAATTGGATCATATTTTTACCCAGCCCAAAAGCACCGACCTCCATGACATTCCCTGAAGCAGTACCTACATACCGACTAGCTGCATGGGTATTATTCGTAAAGTTTTCATTAATTTTTGCACCAGTAGAGCGAAATGTATCCCCACCCGCACCAGTAGGAGCCGTTCCAAGATTTACAGTTTGATATGTCATTTTCTTACTCGCATAAAAAAGCCCCTAAAAAGGGGCTTTAAAGGGGTTTAAATTAAGGGTAAAAAACTTGGGTGAATGTCGTTGAGATTTGCCAAACATCACCACCTAAACAACGGGGTTGATATTCACCTGTTTTTACTCGGACCTCACCATCTAAAGGTGAATCCCAAAGAAACGAGTCCGCGCCCTTGTGCTGATCGAAGAACGCTTTGATTTGCATAATTTCAGCTTTATAAGCCGTTCTTTGATAAGTCCATTCACCAGCTCGGTTATTGATACCTACAGCAATGTTTTGTTCATAACCGTCACCAAATTTGCTTGATAACGTATTAAAGCGCTGAGTATTACTATTTCCGTCTAAGTCGCATTCGAAAGTGAATTTAAGGTTGCTCATGATTTTTTGGCCAATCAATTTTCATAGTTTCTGATCTGTCTTTAAAACGTTTTTTGCAACTTTCTAGATCCTGCGTATTTTGATCTGGAGCAAATAACCCCCCACGCCTACTTTCACGAACTGCCCATTCTTTTACATGTTTGTTTAGTAGCTCTGCAGCTTTAGAACTCTTAGATTGTTTTTTAAAAATGAGGGTGAATGACAATCCAAAGACGAAACCCGTTGCATATTCAATTAGATTAAAATCAATTAAATTTGCACTTATGTAGAAAACTACAGCAATCAATAAAGCAAGCAGAAAAGTCATAATGTACTTTTTCACTTTTGTACTCCCATTAAAAAACCCACTCATTCGAGTGGGTTACTTTGATAATAAACCGCCTTGTCGCTGTTGTTGACTTAAGTACTCATTGACATGCCGCGCAATCGCCTCACCTAACCCCATATGCTTATAAGCCACCGATTTAAGAGCTTCATATTGCTTTTCGTTCAAAACAAGAATCACACCATCAATATCTACAAGCCAATCATCGAATTGGATAGGGAAAGTTTCCCCATCTCGTTCATAAGTCTTATTTGCCTCTCTTCCACGTTGACCAACATAGGTTACTGTGCCGCCCAGTAAACGTGTTACTTCATCATGATTACCAGTTTGATAGCCTACTTTTTCAAACTTTATTGCTTTCATATTTATAGCTCCTAAAACCAAATAACCCTGCCTAAGCAGGGTTATTTGGTTTACTTTTACTTAAGATTGATGTTTGTAAAAAACTTCATATAGTATTTTAGTTAATGCCTCAACATGTGGTTCCTGCTTGTCATTATAGACAAACTCATTTTCTCCCACTTTAAAGCGTATACCCAGATCTGCAGTTCCTGAAACAGAATGATGTCCATGCCTATTTACATCTAGAATAGAGCCAAATAGTATTAGATAATCAAACAATGTCGTTGCCTTACCACTCTCAAGTAACGCATACGCCATCAGTTCTGCATTATCCCATGCCACTGGGTTAACATCAGTTCCCATATTTCCTCCTTATTGGTTAATGGGAACTAACTTTTAACTCACTTTAAATAGAAAAATCAATTAATTAATAATTTTCCATTTATGGCACTATTTAGCCAATAAACCGCCTTGTCGCTGCTCTTGCCGGATTAATCCTCATCAGCCAGATTCAGGGCCGCGTATTGAAAAGCTTCTGATATTTGCTTAGAAAATACCTCTGTAACTTCTGGATTTAATTGTTTCCTAATTAAAAACTCTTGATCTTTCATGAATTCCTGAAATTCACTCAAATCAATAATTCCCTTTTGAACAAGAAACTTGACCAAACTCAAATTAACTGCATTTTGAATGTTTATATTACCTATTAAAGCATCCTCTAAATCTAGAGCATGTTGATTTGAATCTTCAGACATTATTACCTTCCTTTAATTGCGTTACTTAACGGATAGCCTTGGCGTAGGTTTCGCTGAATGCCACGATCTACACCTGCGTCAATTTTTTGATCCAACATCTTACCGATAGTCACCATCAAATCACCATCCGAATTTGTCGAAGTTTCAACCTTTTCTGAACTGTAATTATTGATGATTACTTTTGGCTCCTTTCTCTCCAAACTCCCACCTGAGTTAATGGCATTCAATGTATCAACACCAACGCGCTTAGTAGCTGCGGCATTCAATACATATTCCTGACCATGAACTACACCAGCAACATCACCACGGCCCATGTTTCCTGTGTAGCCGCCTGATGAGAAACCAGCGATTGCCTGTGCAGCAATCATTGCAGCTTGAGCATAACCAAAACCTAAAATTGCCGAAGCTGCTGGGACTTTACCAACGAAAGGAAGAGTGATATCAGCGGTGGTTTGTGCAGCTGCTAAATGTGCAGAAACAATCGTTGACGCAATAGCAAAAGCTTGCTGCATTGCAAACATGGCTTTATATCGCTTGGACTGTTCCCCACTTGCATCCTTTACCGACTGAGTTAAGTTAGACCACACGGATTGTCCTTGATTTAAAAGACTGGACCAGATTTGCAACTGAGATTCATATTGACCCTTCTGCAAATCTTGATATTTCTGTGCATATTCCTCTTGTATCTTATGCTTGGTCTCCTCATGGAGCCTAACAGCATCCTCAATACGCTTGTTGTATTCAAGAGTTAGAATTTCACCTTTGGCTAGTTTTGCTTTTAAGTTATCTTGTTCATTCAATAATGCATTGTCATTATCAGACATTGCATTACTTTCCCCGAACTGCGTTGATAAACCTTCACGTTCACCTTTGGGTGCTGCCAAGAGCGCTCTAGCCTGTTGAATATCTCTTAGTGAATTACTATAAGTCTGCTCATAAGCACGTTTTCTTTGTTCAGTAGCAAGATTGATTAGGTTAGTTTCATAATCGTATTGTTCCTTTAAGGCTTTTAAACGAGACTTCTTTTCCTCTGCGTTATATTCACGACTCTTCTGGATTCTTAGCCCTTCAATCTTAGTTTTTGCGTTAAGCTTCTCTTGCTCATTCATCTTGAAGGAGTAAAGATCATAAGCAAGTTGAGCTTCACTAATGAGTTTTGCATCATTCGCTTTCTGAATCGCTACAGAGACATATTGCGTCATGCCGTATTTTTGCAAGCGCTCAATTTCCTTCTGTAAATCCATCTCAATTTGTTTGGATTTATCAGTATATTCATACTGAATTTTGAGACGTTCTTCATTGATCTTCTCTAATTCTTGAGCATGCTTTTTCGACTCTTGAGCAGCTTTCTTTGCAGCATTCTCTGCGTCTTTAGCTTCTTTTGCGTTTGTTTTAAGGCCCTTGTTGGTTTTATCTATTGCACCACTGGTGTCGTAGTACAACTGACCAAGCTTATCAAGTTTAGGAACTGATGCATCCAGCACATCATTCATGGACTTCATTGAGCCTTTAATGGTCGCTACTGAATCGTTTACAGTATCACTGGCGATAGACCAACCATTTTTAAAACCATTTACTAAAGCTTGCCCTTTAGCAACAACTCCATCAGCTGTCATGACATTTGCATAAGTAGCGCCAACGTTTGCTGCTTGCTCTACAAAACCTTGAATGAGTCGTATAACGACCTGAATTGCACTTGCTAGCCCAATAATACCTACTGCCACACCCTTGGCAATTACACCTACAGATTGAATTACGGAACCAAATTGGCCACCATCTTCAGCCCCTTGTAAGAAACTACTTAAAAGTGAGTTCAAGACAGGCATCATCTGAGATGCTAATTGGGTTTTAAATCCCTCAAAACGAGTTTGAACTGACTTAGTTTGAGCAGCAAGCAGTCGAGACTGTTCAATAGCTTCTTTGCTTTTGATAATCCCCGCTTCTGTTAATGCCTCTCCATAACGATCTAATAAAGCCCCTCCATTTTCGAACAATGGGAGTAAATTACCTAAATCATTACCTAGACTTTCAAAGACAAATCTCTGTTCTTGTGCAGATGCTCCAACACTATCAAGCTTATCTTTCATTAACTGAAGCGCTTCAACACCATCTTTACCTTGCAATGTCTTCGCAAATTTTTGAATCTCTGCATCAGTCATTTTGGTGTTGTTTTTTAATGCGTCAAAGAAATCTGCCGCCTCCCCTCCGCCGCCACTAGCGGTGAATTCACCAAGCTTTTCTTGCGCATCAGCTAATGACTGTGCCAAACCATCTTGCGACATTCCAAGTTGTTCAGCAGCATGCGAAAGGATTTGAAAGTTCTGTGTGCTAGTGTTGGCCCTATTTGCTAAGACAATCATCTCAGCATCTGCTTCCGCAGTTTGAATTGCCAAAGCAGATAGCCCAGCAAAAGCAACTGCTGCACCACCAACTGCTAATCCTGCAAGACCTGCTGCTGCAATACCCACACTTCCACTCAATGCTGTAACTTTCTGGGTAACATCACCAATAACAGAGCCGATGCGTGTATTGCCTAAAGATGAATTAATTTGTTCCTTAAATTTGGAGAATAAATCAGTAGTTTTACCTGTCTCTTGGCCTACATTTTTAATAGATTTTGCAGTCTTATCGCCTTGTTTCTCAGCATTACCTAGAGACTTATCTAAAGCATCGACTTCTTTTTTGCCATCTTTGGCATCGACCACAATTACCAAGCGGCTTACAGATTCAGGCATTTTATTCTCCAAATTCTAGGCAATAAAAAACCCGACACCTGGTCGGGCTCTTTGATACTATTTTTTAGTCTAACTTAGCCTTACAGGCTGGTGAAATATTAGTTTTCTGGTCATCTTTGAATAACTTGTAGCTACCACCTGCACCATAAGCTAGCTCTAGGTTCGTATTAGTTTCAGATTTAATTGTCCAAAAAGATCCATCTTGTGTATAAACTTTATTGCCTACTTTCTTGATTAACTGAACTTTTGCTTCACCTTGATAGTCTTGACAAATAACACCTGTACCATCTTGATTTAACTTCAAAGTTGCAACAGAAACATTAGAATGCGCACCAGTCCAATATCCATAGTTTTCTGCTTGAGAAGGTGTTAATTCAAAAAAGTTTGCGGTCGTCGCGCACCCACCTAATAAAACCACTAAACCAAGTAAAAATAGTTTATTCATATTCATGCCTTAAAAATATTTAGAAACTTATTTAGGAATTTACCCTTAGATGGTTCTGGCATTTTTTCTTCGCCGAACTGATTAATTATGTCACCAATTTCGGCAGACTTTCCATCAACAACTATTTGTATACCACCCATTGTCTTTATAGTCTCAAATAAAGGATCATTTCTATGTTTGTCTAAGTAGGAATTAATGATGTCTTGGTCAGCAATCTTGTCTGTAGCCCCAGACTTTAACCCTTCCAAGGCTAGTACATAATATTTATCCTTAGTAACTTGCCGTTTAGAGTTATTTGACTTTTCAATGTTAAATAAATAATCATTAACATAAAAAGCAGTATGAGCATTGATTTTATAATTATCAATTATGGTGAAAACTTCTCTCAAATCCATTCCATCTAATAATTTCCAGAATGGAGAGACATCATAAATTTTCTGATGAAATAGGGATATCCTACTCTTTAGGGTATCTAGGTTTTTTGAAGAGCAAACTATTTCATACGAGTCTCTAATTATCTGTATATTTCTTAAAAACTGAACATAATGCGACCTCAATGGATTATCAACAGCAATCATAGTAGAAGTATCCATCATACTTACCTCACTATGTGGCTCACTCAATAACTTTATAACCCCTAAATAAAGCTCTGGCGCATATTTGGCTATTATCTGTTCTGATTTTCCCATAAAAATACCCTCATATTTTAGGGTAATTTAACAAACTGCTCATTAAATGTCACATGAAGAAAACCCGCACTAGGCGGGTTCTTAATTCTTTTAAGCTTGCATCTCGTCTTCTTCGAATGGGAGCAAAGGCGTAATCTTTTGCTTCAGCTCCTCAACCTTACTTAATGCTTGAGGTTTGTACTGCTTACCAACCAAACATAATGTTCTTCCAGCATTTGAAGCAATTTCAGTAAACTTCTCAAACTCTAATACAGCTCTGTTGAATTGGTTCATCAAACCAAACGCAGTTTGACGCAAGGCTTTCTCACAATTAATAAAGTAGCGTCTTGCAGCTCTACCTTGTTCATTGTTTTCAACCATCGAAAGCTCTTTAGCCATATCAATAGTTAATATGTATTCTCTTGAAGAACGCCCACCATTAGGTTTTTTGGGGTTTACCAAAAAACTAATATAGTCTTCATTTTCAATAAATTTATAGGTCTTAATCCGTTTTTTTATCCATGTGGCAAACATTTCCCCAGATTTAAGCCACTTATGCAATTCACGTGCATCAACAGAAGGCTGAACCTCTCCGCCAATATCTCTATCAACAACTGGAATTAAAGTTTCTTGGTTAATAAGCATATTCATGACATTAGCCCTCCATTGCCCTTAGAGATTTTGTTCTTATTACTTGCATCAAGAAGTAAGTCAGCGAACCCTTGCATATGGCTTATAGCTAAAACTTGTTCGCTAAGCGATTGTATTAACCAGCCAACATCATTAAATGTTCCTAACGGTATTTCTTCATTTGCGTTGGCAAGCAACACACCAATAGCACTTAATCCCTTTAAAACTGGAAGGTTTGCATTTTCCGCAGCACGGCCTACAGATTTTAGAAAATTTTCTTCATCTGCCGAAACAGAGCCGTTTTGATCTGTTACTTTCTCAAGAATCTCAATAGGAATGGTTGGCAGTAGATCGGTAATATCTAGAACCTTGTCTTTATCAAATTCGAATGGTATATTTAGCATAGTTCGTTATCCTTTGTGATGACTTCAATTAAGCCCAATCCGCCAAGATCACGGGCTTTTTTGTTGTCTGTTGATTTCATGCTTTCGCATCCTGTTGTTTTTTGCTATCTAACCATTCTTCAATAATTAGATTTATCTGTGCTGTCATAGTTCTTCGCTGATCACCTGCCTCTTTCTTAACTTCGTTTAACAAATTCTCAGGGATTCGTACGTTCATCTGTGGATCATGTCTTGCCATATTTTCACTCCTTATAGCATGTGATGTTTATTTCAATCACAATCACATTAAAGCAAGTGCTTTACGCCAAGTCAAGATTTTTTGACTATTTATTTATAGCACTCTATAGTTAATGTACTTTGTACAATCTCTTTGACTGCTATGGCCCGCACAGATCCTCAAGTAAACTTTAGAATACCTGCTGAATTAAAGGATAAGCTTGATAATGCTGCCAAAGAAAATGGTAGGACTTTAACTGCTGAATTGATTCTTCGCCTTGAAATGACATTCGAGCATGATGATCATATTCAAGATCTAATTGATAGAATTGAAAAGTTAGAAGACACTGTTTCTGATTTAGAATACCATGCAAACGACCATAGTCGACGTATTGATAATCTTGAAGGTCGTTATTAAAAAAGCACCCCACGGTGCTTTTTGGCGCAATAAAAAATCTGCTATGTGCAGGTTTCTTTTCTATTCGGGTTTAAGGCAGGTTCTGCAATTTTTAGAGTTAATATCTAAATCTTTAGCTTTATACCATTCTTTGCACTTGATGCATTCTTGATGTTCTCCTTGATCCCAACGTAGGAACAGGACCTCTAGTTCAGTGTAATTGCTAGGAGTTTGCTCACGAATATAAAGAATAATCGGATGAAAAAGAAGGTAATTGTTAGTTAAAATACTCTTAAAACTGCCTTTCAACATATCTTCATCTAGATTGTTGTGTCGGATGCCGACAGCAATAAACTCAAGGAAATTTAGAAGATAATGTACAGCTGATCTTTCTTCAGCCTTTAATTCTAAATATTTTTCTTTTGAAACATATATCCTATCTTTTTCAGTCCAGCCATTTTCTTCTTTTACTTTTGCTCTTAACTTCATTGCATCATCTACTTTGGCGACATATGCAGTTGAAGTTCTACTATTCATGAGCACTTGCATAGCATGTGTTTTAGTTGCATTTATTATTTGAAGACGACTTGTAAAAATCCATCCGGCAATCGCAGCAATGGCTGATAGAAAAGCCACAAAAGAAGTAAGTTTACTTGAGCCAGCCGGGGCTTCGCTTAATAATCCAAATATAGTGTGCTGCTGAAAGTAGTAGCTTTCATTAGCTTCTTTAACCAAACTAATATTTAAGAAATTATATTGTTCGAAAAATCCTTTCCAGAGCAACAGTTCGATAATTACGATTGTCAAAAACAAAAATACATAAAGTAATTGAACACTACTTCTGTACTTATAGAAATATTTATCCCTTACTTTAAAGAAAAAGTAACTTGAAATAATTAAGTAGGGCAGAATCAATAAAAAGTTTAATAGATATGTTGTCATTATATGCTCAAAAAATAAGGCATCTACTTGAGATGCCTTATTTTATATAAATCTTTAGCAGTTTGTTAGCCCAAACCATAGCCATCGGTAAGTTTATTATAAGTTTTCATAGTAGTCTCCTATTAGCGCATTGGGATAATGTTCGCGTTTACGAACACCGCGTTTAAACGAATAGTACGTACTAATGACAGAAGTGTCAATATCGAATCTTATCGTCGTTGTCAATGGAATAGCAGTATTATGTAACATCAAGTGCGCTATATCACGTCGCAAAGTCTAAGTTATGTACCGAACGTCAGCACTTAAGTCTTCGTCGCTCGTTGCGTCGCCTTTTTATGCGCCTCATCCAAGAACATATCGTCGAGTGTGAAGATACAGTCGTTAAAGATGTATCGCTCAACAGACAAATCATATTGCCCAACATAAGCATTAATTGCCGAAATATCTAACGCTAGAGGAACACCTTGTTCATAGCGTCTAGATCGTGCAATGGTGTTATATGCAGACAGAATGACATTAGCAACATAAGAATAATCAGGCGCATCAGGAAGCTTTACGCCGAGTGCTTCTCTTTGCTTTTTTTCGTGGTCCGTGAGCCCCGCGTACTTGTTGGCGTAGGTGTAGAGTGTTGTGACTTTCCCACGATGTCCTGAAGCTTCTTAAGGGATTCTGTTTGTATGCGGGTAGCTTCTTTAATCACAAAATCGATTAACTGATTCTTTTGTGCAGATTTACAGAAGATAGTTTCAACATTGGTACGGTTGTATTCAAGTGCCGACCCATCTGTTAATTCAATGCCCTTCCAATCATTCACAAGGAACACACCGACTGCATACGCGAACTTGTCGTTACGCTTTTCAATACGCTCATTTGTAATAAGGTTAATGTCAGCCTTTTCTTCTGCGGTTTCTAGATTAAAAATCTCAAGTGCCCGCTGAAACTCTGGCTGCATAATTCCATTAATTTTAAATTTTCCACCAGTTGGGAAGTCTACCCATTCAAATGGGTATGTAATGTCTTTGTTCTTTTCAACAATATCAAAAGCCACTTTTAATTCCCCTTATTAAGGTGTTACAGGTGCAATCACACGAGTAATAACCGGTGATACGCGAATATGGTTGTAGTTGATGTCGATTGTGATGGTGTCTTCACCACCGCCATCTGGATGATTTGCTTCTGCTACTTCTAATTGTGGGAACTGGAAGGCATAACCATTACCCTTGCTATCTTCAATTGAGAACTCTAAAGGCATGGTGTCACGGGTTTTAATGAAGTCGATATACCCTGCTGATTGCGCTGAGAACATGTATTGAGTGTTGACGGTGATATCAACAATCTTCTCGAGATAAGTCGTTGCAGTGAGCTTCTGAGAGCCAATACAGCGAATTGCTTCCATATTGTTGTTGATTGTGAGTTCAAGCGATTGCATACACGCAGTACCAACAACCGTTTCCCCATTTACAGTCAGATCACCTACGTTCAACGCTGATACAAGTACAGTTTCAGGAACTGGAAGCGGGCTAACTACAGGACTTGTAGTTGTGCGCTCAAATAAAGTTCCCATCAAGCCAAACGTAGCCGTGATTTTCCCAGTAGTCGCAATCGACATCGTGAATTCATTAATGCGAACACCACGATAAATAAAGACTTGGTTGATATCAGAATAAACTTTAACGAATGTGAATGTTTTACGAACATCGCCACCGAAGTTTAATACGTCACTAGTCCAGTTATTTAAGGCTACACCAGACAAGAAGTCATCGAAGAGACCAACGGATAATTCAACCTCTAAATTCCCCGTTACCTCGGCTTCTGTCGCGACACCACCTTGACGGAAGCGTGTATCTGCAACACTAGTTGAAGTTTCTGTAGTAACGTTTTCTGTTAATCCATCTGTAACCCGTCGTATTGTTTTCCATACTGGAGTTGTTGGCAATACTTCAGGTGTTTGTTCCTCTGCACAATAGAGGCGGACTTTTGAACCACTCGACATGGCTTACTCCTTAATTTTCGGGCATTAAAAAGCCCTCAATTCGAGGGCATGGTTTGTTTATGAAGGGTCACATTTCAAATGCCACCCCTTAGAGGAAGAAGTGAAGGCTGAAGTTCTATTTCTAATTGTGAGATTTCGCTCTCATAGACTGGTTTATCATCACGCCACGCGCGCATATCACGCGCTGAGCAGCTAATATGTTCTTTTCTTGTTTTGTACTCATGGGTGACGTGGTTATAACGTGCCCACTTAGACTGAAATGCCTGACTTAATTGGTTAGCCATCCAGTTAAAGGCATTAATAAATTCAATTTTTGTCTTCAAGGCCTTCTCACCAGTGAAGCCCATAACCAATAACATGAACCCATCCTTCGAAATTCTAAAGAAAGGTGTTTTGCGATTTGTATTCCCTATCTTCTTGTTTTCAAAGGTTAATCCAAAATTGGATTTTGCAAATTCTTCACCACACTGCTTTATAATTTTCTTAATGTCTCGCATTACATGGCTGTGCGTCTTATTAAATGCCTCTGCAACGGCATAACTTGTAGTCTTTGGTTCACCATTATCGTTAGTAACCAAAGCCCGTAAATTCAATGTTGTCATCATGTTCATAAGATTTCCTCTTACTTACTCATGTTCCTAGAAAAGAACTGGCAGGCACACTGAACATGAAAAGTGTGCTTTTCGGGGATCAACCTAGCCAGTGTTCGCCTGAATTTCAGGCATAAAAAAACCTGCCACTAAGGACAGGTTCGTTTAGAAGTTAATTAGGTTTGTTGTGTGATTAAGGCTTGTAATCTAGGTCTACTGAAACTCCAGTGACGATATTGATATTTGGCCCACCTAAACAGTGATTACTTGCTAGGCGGATATTCACATCCGAGATGCACAGTTTATTTTCTCTTTGCCATTTTTGAAGTTCAGTGCCCATCATGTTGTGTAAATGACGCTCAAGCTCTTGGCGTTTAATTTCAATTTCTTCTAATGTCAGCATGCAAGACATATCAATTCACTCTGTATCCAATCGTAATATTATATTGAACAAAATCCCCATTACTGCCGAGGTTCTGCACTTGACCTTGAAGCACTTCTAGCTGACCACTCGTAAAGTATTCAAAATGAGCTAACCAAGCATCTGCAAGTTTTGTGATTGCTACTTCATGAGTATTTAAACGAGCCATGCAGTTGATTGAGATAATCCCTGTACGTCTTGTGCAAGGTGTATCACCAATTGCAGCAATTATCGAACCACCCCACAAAACATTAATGTCACACCATAGCCCATCAACCGGCACAGTAAAGTCTTTATTAGGATATTTAATTCGGCTCTGCTCAATTCCAGTAAATGCCATTGCTCTAGTAATAATGGCTTGTCGTGCTTGATCTAAAGTCATTGCCATTTTAACCACCGTATTTTTGAGCAATATAATTAAAAGTTAGTCCATAGACGCCTTGAGGTGCTTGTCTTGAGTAGCCGCCTGTTGTTTTTGGTGTTTCTGGTTTATCAGTGAAGCCGCCATTCTCGATCTTAGTTGCATAAGGCGCATTTGTTTGGATGTAAACAACACTGAAAGGAACCAACCGAGATAAAGCGCTTGTGCCTTTGCTAATGGTTGAGTCGCCACCTTTGTCCTTCTCCGCTTCATTAAAAGATTGATCAGTCTGGTTAATACTGACTCTGTGGGATGCTCTAAAAGCTCCTGTATCAACTGGACTTTGAAGAACTACACCTTGCAATGCATCAATAACAATATCTTTCTGTTTTTTGATAAGGTCGGCTTCAATTGTTTTAGTGAAGGCACTCGGTTTGCTGCTCCACCCCATGGCGTTATACCTTTCTTAACTGACAGGTCCAGACACTTGATGAAGGATCCTGACCACAGCTCAAAACCCTATAATTACCACCTTCAATCACCCATATATCATTAACATCAGGTTTTACTAAAGTTTCAGCCGCATCTTTCACTTCATTTTGCAGTAGCACGGCTTTAGAGTCAGTGGCGCGGTAATCTATAGGCTTCACCAAATCCTTTGCCCAGCTTCCAAACAAGACACCACGACCACTGTAATTAATTTCAGTGTAAGTATCCTCACCAGTAGCGGGATTAGAACCAGTTAAGGTTTTACGAGTACAGGTGAAAGAATCTACTGCATCCGCCAGTTCATCCTCAGCATCAAAGGCAGCACCAAGTTCTTGCTGAATCTCATCACGCATTCCCATGGCTTACTCCGTAATGACATATGTGTTGATGTGATACTTCTCGCTAAAGAATGGCTCTAGAAGGTCAAGGATAAATTGCATATCACCACTAACTGACTCTTCTTTTCCAGCAACGTATGTCTTGCTTACAGACGTTCCAGATTGAGCAGAAACTGTTTTAGATGCAACTACGCCTTCTTTGGTTGTATATAGCTGCCCTGCTGCTGCAAGTTTAGCGAGATAAGCACCAGCTGTAAGAATTGAATCTGGTACTTCACCTTCTGGATAGTCTGGTAAATTTCTAGCATTAAGCCACGCATTAGCCTGCATTACTGCAATAACTGGATCACCAGATCCCCACCAGTCAGGCCCTAGCTTTTGAGTCACACTTTCGACTGTTACATAGTTCATAGCTTAATCCTAAAAATCTAAATAAGAAGGACGGCCCTAAAGCCGCCCTACTTTAGTTATGCACCGCCATTCAACGGGGCTTCTGGCACTGGAACTGCTACTTCAGGATCCTTAATGCCATAGTCGCCCGCTGTTTTGGCAGGGTCAAACATTGTGCCTGCTGCTAATGTGTCAGTTGCATCATCAGCATATCGGCGGTCTGTTGGGTATTGGTATTTGTAGTCTGGTTGCTTCTCAGCCATGACTGCTCTCCTTAAAGGTTAGTAATTAAGAAACGGATTGAGGTGTCTTCTGGTTTGGTTACAAGTTCCCAGTTAGCTGCCTTCTGCAAATCAGCCCAAGAAGCGCTTAAAGACTCACGCTCTGTACCACCAGTTAAAGTGTCTTTAGGTGCAATGAAGCTAAAACCTTGCGGATGGATCAACATGTTGCGACGCGTCCAAAGGATTTCATGACCAGCACCATTACCAGTTGATTGTGTTTCTTCAACCTTCAAATCTTTTGGACCAGGAACAGAGTCATATGCAAATGCGCGTGGACCTGCAAGAATCGTGATGAACTTAGCGTTTGCGCCTGTGCCAATTTGCGTATTGGTATCTGTTTCAATGACTGCGCGCCCGTTGTAAACGGTGATTGGTGGCAAGTTATCACTTGTGGTCACTTGTTCAAGTAATTGCTGTTTACGCATCTTCGCAGCAATACGTGAATGCACGAACATCACACCACGTCCACGTAATGAAGCATTCATTGTGCTTTCCGCATCAATGTAGGCATCTACTGACCAACGTGAAGCATCTGTTGCTGTTGAAGCAGAGATGTCAGTAGTGAATCGCTTGCCGTTCGCCTGGTCATAATTACGCAAGCCAATTACTGTTGCTAGAGCACGGTTTTCGGCAGCTTGTTGCCAATACTTATTCAGCATTCCACCAATAAGCTCAAGTGAATTGACCTTCGATAAATACTGCCCAAGAACAGACTCAAGAAAGCCTTCGTTCATATAAGCAACGCGGCCTTGCATTTCACCTGCATCAATCGTGCGAGGCATTGCGATATCAGTCAAAATGGTGTTGCCATAGTTCTGTTCAACATTACCATCCACACCGTTAATGTATGGAACGACGAATGTTGATGAACCACTTGTAAGCAAAGGACGTAAAGATTCATCAGATACGAATGCACCTGATTGCACAAGTGGCGAAACTGCCACAGGATTTGGACGCAGGTAAGATAAAACTACGTCACGGTTAAATACTTCTACTAAAGAAGGCATGGAGTTACTCCCAATAATTAATTATTAAAGTCACCATTCGCTACTGCTGCTTGGAACCCTTGAGGGTCATTCTTTTGGAATTCCAAGCGCTCTTGCGTGGTCATTTCACTTGGTTTCTTGGCAGCTCCACCACCCGAACCACCGCCAGAAGCCCCACTTCCTGACGCATTTGATGCAACAATTAATGGCTTAAATGCCACATTGCCGCGGAACTCTTTTTTGAGGTCATCAATACTTAAAGCACTAGGTTTGCCCTGCGAATCTAGTACACGTACTTTGACCTCACCATTTTCATCAGTTTCAACTTGAAGACGATTTGTAATGTGTGGAAGCAATACTGCCTCCGAGCCTTTGATAGAAAGCTCACTTGCTAATGTTTGTGCTGTTTGCCCGACAGTTAATTTGTAGACTTGGTCTTGCAATGCTTTGGTAGCTTCTGCATGTTTTGCTTCTGCTTGCTCAAGCTTGGCTTTCCAAGATGCTTCAATTGCAGCAACGTCACCTTTTTTACGAGCTGCTTCTTCAGCTTCTTTTTGGGCCTTCTCTTCAGCTTCTTGGCGTTTTTCTTGCTCTTTTTTCTTTTCTCCAAGGAGTTGTTCCACCTTGTTTTTAAGACCTTCAAGCTCACCATTGTTTTGCTGCGGCAGACCTTCAACTTTTAAATAAAATGCACCGTCTTTTTCTTCATAAAGTGCCTTCATTTCATCTGATAAGCCCTCTAGGCTATCGAGTTTGTATTTCATGTTTTGCTCCCTGAGCGGTTTTGCAGTCACAAACTGCGGGCAATAAAAAAGCACCCGAAGGTGCTAAGGTTTAATTTATTTGGTCGGCTTGTTAATTCTTCTAAGCCATCTACGCAATCTGAACTTACTACGCGTTGAAAGTCTCGAAAGCTCTAATGAGCCTTCTCCTGTTAAATCAATGATCATAATCCCAACCTCTTAAACATTTCCTCATCAAGCTTTTTGAGTTCAGCAAGTGTGAATGGCTGACCAGTTAGCGGATCCACAAACTTGTCCAGAGAGTATTTACCTTCTTTGAATAGTTTGTACCGAGATGGCCCAAGCCAAGACTTTTGAAAAGCTACATCTTGTTTATCAAACCAACCTTTGAAAGTTGTATTTGAATCCACTACACCGATTTCACCTTCACCATTCACTTTATTGTTGAATGGGCGCATACCAATCGTTTTCCCTGAGTCATCAGAAACGGGAATCAGAATCGATCTACAGTTCGGGTGAAGTGGTGGCACTGGATGAGGTTCATCTTTCTTATAAACCTTGTCAGAGTAACCCATGCAGATTTTAGAAGTGCGGCTATCTAGTGTTGCGATGAACTTTACATATTCAACACCAATGATCTGATATGTTTCATTCAGAGCAACATTGGACACATGACTTCGAGCAGTTCGTACCATTGTAGAAATCTGGTTTCTACTCTGATCAAGCAAACCGTCTTGGTAATTAAGAGCCTTCTTGCCTTTAATTCGCTGAACAATCTGCTGGTTTGTCTGACCCCGAGATAGACCATCTCGAATTGTTTGCTCTACTCGTACTTTTGTATCGTCTGCAATCTTCTCGAATAGGTAATCAAGCAGCACACCACCGCTTAAAGGCGTTTTCTTTGCCTTGTTGAATAGCGTCTTTCCATTTGGTTCTATTTTGCGATTAGCGAGGGTTTTAGCCTGATATGTAGCTTCATACACCGCTAATGCAGTAGCGCTTACAGTGAAGCTCTCAAGCAATCCTGACGCTACACTTGCCTGCCAAGTCTGAACTAATGTCCTTACTTCTTTTAATGCTGGTGTTGTGTATTGTCCTGCCATCAATGCAGTCTTTTCAGCGTCACTCAAGTCATCTAACAAATCTCTTAACTTTGAAAGCATCTCACTAGAGAGCGAATCAAATTGTGTTAGGAGATTATTAATTTCAGTTGAAGACAACCGGTAGAGATAAGCCTGATGTGATACCAGGGCATCAAGTAGAGCTTGTTGTGACAACTGGACGTTCATTTGTCACTCCTGCGATTTAAACCACCATAGGTCTATTGACTGACTCGCTTTCGATACGTGTTTGTTCGTCTTCATAGCTAATTTCTGGTACTTTCCCAGTAGTAAGCAACTCATGGAATGTTTCCATACTCATGCGATTAGCAAGCACCATTTCCCAATAGAACTTAAGCGTATCAAGGTCAATCTTGCCTTTAGCAAAATCTTGCTTAATTGTGAGTTTCGCTTTAGATCCGCTTCCGTAATATGCAGCACACCATTTAAGCGCGTATTCCATCGCCTCATTGGTATTAGCCACACACAAAGAAAGGACACTATACTGAGCAAGTTTTTCATTATTTGATTGAGTAGCCGTTTTATTGACTTGTTCCGTCTCAAGAATCTTGGCACCCATGGCCTGCATGTACTTTTCTTTAGCATCCATAGCCTGTTTTGCTAAGGTGCTTTCAGTGACTTGCTTGTAGTCAAATGATGAGCCTTTCGGAAGCATTAAAGGATTCTTAGAACCTAAGCGAACTCCATTTTTCTGCAACCAGTCGCGCCAACCTTCATCAAGTTCATTAATAACTGGTTGAGCTTGCCCACAGATAAATACCATTTCTTCATAGCTTGCGCTGTTTTGATAATGGGCCAAGTTCATAGTGACAATTGGTTCTAATGGGATCGGGTCAATATTCCAATCATTAGCCAAAGACCCCAAAGGAATAAAAGGAATTTCATTCCATCTTTGGCCTAATGAATTCGTTGGATAGAAGGCATCACCGCCCTGTAGTTCTCCTGACTTATCTGTATAAACTTGAACGTTATATTCATTGTTTTCATCAAGTCGAAGTACGCGGTAAATATTGATTTCTTTCTTAGAGAATTCGTCTTCTGGATCTTTTTCTGTGGACTTCTCATGCAAGACAATAAGTTCAGGCTTATAGACCGAACCAACTCGCTTTAGACTCCAATTGATAATGCTCAACGACTCATAAAATACGATTGTTGGTCGAATACCTAAGCTCTCTGCCTGCTGTACAGACACATTTCCATTAGTAGTTGGATAATCTACGAATAAACCGCCACGTGCATGTTTAAGCTGACCTTGCAAGGCAGATTGTGCAACTTGGTAAATTGACTTACCTGTACCATCTGCATCGTATTTAAGAAAATCCATTCCATCCGGTTCGAACGTTGGGTCCTCAGCAAATACCACGCCCACCATCTTGTTTAATGTGTCTTTAGAAATCTCATAAAACACAGCACGGGTTAAGTAAGCCAAATAATATTGATCATTCTGCGTTAAATCAGACGATACATTGGGTTTTGGTAAATAAAGTTCGCCACGCTTCTTAACCGTGGCAGAACCATCACAGACATCGTCGATAGTTTCCCAACGCTTTTTCATGTCTGCATAAGCTTGATGTTCAGTATTAACTGGCATTAGTAAACCATTCCTATATCTAGTGTTTTTGCAACAACCTTTTTACCCATAGCCACAGCAAACATACGGAAGCCATCAGCACTGTGTGAGTGAATGTCATGAAGTGGGTTGTCTTTCCAACATCCAAGCTTGTCATTCCACTCTTTTCGGTAGTTCTCAAGATGAGTGATTCCTTCTGCACATTTGTACTCATCAAATTCACATAGAGGCAAAATCTCACGAACCTGCTCAATACCATCCATCACCGTTATATTTGGCACCACTTCGAAGTTGACTGAGTATTTCTCCCCGTCATCAAGCACATAACCCTCTTTGGCAATGTCTAGGCGAGACTTACCATCATTCATAAGAGAGCGGTTTTTAATGTCGTGCGGAGCATAATGCTTGCTGTACTTGTAGCCTTTTTCTTTAAGCACTTTGAAATAGTGCCGCATACCTTCGCCTGAGTTTTCGTAGTAATCGATAACTTGGTAGCAAGTATCTGATAACTTCCTGATAAACCAGATCACCATTGAGTCTGAGACACCTAAGTCCCAGAAGGTCATAACAGGTAAATGATCATTAGAAGGCAATACACCAATGCGTTTATTGGCATACAAGAATTTAAATTGGTTCTTGTAGTAAGCACCTTCAACAGACTGAGCAAAAGCTTCACTAGGAATACTTGGATATTCCCGCTTCATATCCTCGCCAAGAGTTTTCTCTTTTGAGTGATACCAAGCCCTTTGCTTTGGCGTTGTTTTAATCTTGTGCTTAACTTCCAGTTCTTCAAAGTATTGAACTAGGCGCTGTGGGCGTTCTTCAGTTGGTTCAATTTCATAATCAGCATTCTTCCACCAGGAGAAGAAAAAGAATTTCCAATCAAGAGGACTTAATTTTTTGCTGAGTAATAATAACTTTTCCGCTAATTGGCAGAATTCATAGAAGTAGCCGCTTTTACCTTCAGCAGTACTCTCAAGTGTGATTCGTCCTTTAAGACTGACCGCTTCAAATGCACCAGTAACAATCTCACGTGCTTTATCTGGGAACTTCGCACAAATCTTACCGAACTCAGACACATGTAATCGGTCTAATGTTCCACCACGGAAAGAGGTTGATACTGTGATCGAACCCCCTTTAACAAATACAAGCTCATCCTTAGTTTGAATCTCTAAAGGATTGGCTGCTTTGATTAAATGCGGTAAGCGATCATAAGCGTACTTAACCTTTTCACGGAACAAGCGCTTAGCATCATGTAGCGTATGGGCAATCAATGCACACTTATCAGACATGAATAATGCAGCATCTAACTGAATCATGCACATCTCAGTGGTAAAACCTAACTGACGTGCCTTTAAGATGATGTTACGTGTCCATTCGTTTTCGAAGTATTCAAGCTGTTCAAGTGTCATCTTGAACTTAACTTGCTTACCCTCTTTATTCGTAATGTAGTAAAGATTATTTAAGCGCCATAACTGGTCTTTAAGTTTCGCTTTATGCTCAGGATTCAGCATGGCTACTCCTTATAATTAATCATCCTTCCCTATTTCATCCATCAATTCTGATAATGACTGAACTTCAAGTGTCAGCTTATTCTCTTGTTTGTCAGCTAAGCCAAGCTCACGGGCAACAATAGAAGCATTAAGCAATCCAGCACTTGCACCTTCAAACTTTTGAGTGAAGATAACCCTTTTGATATCGCTACAGATTCCAATAAAACCTTCTTTAGAGCAGTAAGTTGCCCAAGTTTCGTCAGAGATATCAAGAAAGAAACATAGACCTTGAATGGTCATTGCGCGCATCTTCGGCAAATCTTCAACAGTTACAACGCCCTCATATGCAAATGCCTTCGCCTCTTCTAGTGGGTTATCTGTAACCCATTCAAAGTATTCACAGGCAGCTTCCCATAGTTGTTCTGGATCTTCAAAGATCGGTTTACGACCGTGAGAGCTGCGCTGCTCCCAGAATCTATTACCGATTGGAGCTGCCATATATTTACCTCATTAAAAAACCGCCACTTGGGCAGTTCGTATTATTCATCTAAGGTTGCTTGAACCTCTTTAATATACTTAAGTAAATTATCTCTACTTAACTCGCTTAAATCCATAACACCATGGCCACCACAATTGCTTAGTATTGCCACAGCAATTGCTGCTTTACCTTTAATTTTTTCACATTCAATTACTGCTTCATATTCAAGGTTATTCATTGTCATTTGTTAGTTTCTCATTTTATAAAGTGAGAGACATTAATAATATGAAATTGGCAATTATTCAAGCACATACTTAAGATCATCAGGCGTTTCCAAATAACACCCTTGTTTATTGCAGAATGCATGAATGTCGTTTAGGTATTCAGTGAATTGAGCTGTACTTGCGTCTGTCGTGCTCATTAACTCACAAAGTCCATCAGCTACTTGTTGATAGGCTGGATGCTTAGAATCCTTCAACTCTCTAACAGCCTTGAATGTTTTCTTGTATTGGCCAACGTCATCACGATCATAGATTTTTGCTAAGAAGTTCTTCTTAAAGAACAGATGCTCATAGTCTTTATCTGTACCTTGACGTTTAGCCCACTGATTAAGCCACATCCAGTACAAGCGGTTTTGAGCTTTCGTCCGGTCCTTCTCTTGAGGTGCGATTAATACTACTAAAGGCTTCCCTTCACTCGCTGCCTTTGCATGATTATTATTCAGATAGCCAATTACATAGTTGATGTCAGAATGGTTTTTGATGACGAATCGTGGTTCCATTTTGACCTCGCAATAAAAAACCACCCGAGGGTGGCTTAAACTTTCTCAAACTTAAAATCACTTCTTGATGTATAGACCTTTGCTATATGACGCAAAGCCACTTCTTCAGTATCAAACATCATTGAGAATGTTTTAAATTGAATCTTCTTGCCATTTGAAAGGACTTGATATTTGTATTCATATTCTTCGAACTTGCGACCGGTTCTCTTTTCAAAGTCTTGTAAAAAGTAGCTAAGCTGTTCACCAAACCAGTAAATTTGATTCTCTGGAATGAAGCGAAGTCGATCACGAATTAACTCGCGACAAAATGGATGTCGAACATGTTGATGGTTAGAGTTAATAATCCATTCAATTTCATCTAGCCGTTGCAGGTATTCAATCAAGCGACCAATTTCTTTAACTTCTTGGATGTCGTTAAACTCACCAATTGGCAATAAAAAAGCCCACGATTAAGTGAGCTTTGATGTGTTGGTCTTCGGAAATCCGTAATACGACCAGTATATAAAAACTATACTCTTGTTTCCGCAATAATGGAATACCTACACTTTCATATCTTTGTAAGTTTTTCTTTTGTAGGCTTCAACTGCTTTGCCTGCTTCATCAATTGCCGAATCAATTGCTAAAGTCATCAATGTTTCATAAGGCTTCCATGTCTTGCGGTAGCACTCTATGTTCATCTGATGGCTCTTAAGACCTGCATAAGCCAAGCGCCCTTTAGCTGTGTAATGTTCTTCTAACTCTGGATTTAATGCGAAGTCTAATACTAGGCGAGCAATCAACCATGCTAGGTGATATATAGCGACATGTTCAGGCTCTCGCTTCTTATCAACTGCGGCATTTTGAACCATGATCTTCGCCAAATGATTACGTACATACTCATAATCACTTTCCGACTTGCCTTCAAAAATAATCAGTGCTGTGACTGACTTTGCTAACTGGGTATCCATTGAAGCAATAGCACCCAAGCGGTCTTGATAGTTCAATGGTTTCTCTCCTGTTCCGCGAATCACTGGCTCAATACTTGGTGAACTCGCAGTTAAACCATGAGTCAACCATTCAAAACGTTCAAACTTCTCAACTGCTACTGCATTCATACCGTCACCCTCAAATAGTTTCTAAATCTAAGATTGTTATAGTTCCCCAATGAACTGCACCGGTATCAATCCAATAGCAGTTATCACGCTTACATGGCTTTTGAGTTACTGTGTGCCCCATAATCACTGCATCCACACCATTTACATGTGTGTATTGCTGATTGTCAGTATCAAGACGCTCTCGGCCCCACATCGCTAAATCTGATGGAGCGCGGTTTTTAGATGGCTGACTAAACGAGTCCTTAAACTCATTCCAATCATTCTGTTCGATATGCCCATGCACAATTCCGATCTTTTTACCCTTATGGTTTATCTCCAAAACAACTGGTAGTTCAGAGAAGACTTTTGCAATGTTGTACATGGCTTGCCCATCAAGCATGTAGAACCACTCACCACCATTGTCTATGTGGCAACGCTTATATGACTGATCATGCAGACCACCAATGCATAGATCTTCATGATTGCCACGAACTGATGTGAACCATGGCTTAGAAAGCAACTCGATACATTCAAGATTCTGTGCACCACGATCAATGAGATCACCCACTGCAACCAAAAGGTCGTTTTCAAAGTCGAATTCAATTTCTTTGAGGCGATTCATTAGCAAGTTGTAGCAGCCGTGAATATCACCAACTGCGTACAGCTTGCCTTTAATTTCTTTATCCCAGACCTTCACTAATCCCATCACGCCACCTCAAACTTACTAATCACTTGAAGCGCTTCGTCTATGCTCTCAACCACAAAGACTTTGCCGCGCCATGATTCATGCCATTCGATTTGATCAGGAGTAAGCTTTCTATCTGACTTGAACTTCTGACCATCTTTAATTTCCATTAAGTAGTTTGTGCCTCTAAACCCTACAAGCAGATCCGGACATCCTTTTCCAGTTGAAGCAAGCGACTGAACACTTGCCCCAACTTGGCGTAGAGCTTTGACAATCTCGTTTTGATTTGCATCAATTCTTGCTGCTCTACGCATTACTTAAGAAGCTCCTGAATTTGACGTTGTGCATATTCAATTCCATCAGCAAATCCTTGAGCATGCATATCAGCAGTGTTCTTCCACTCCGCCCATTTCTCGTTAAACAACTCATCGAAATGGTTGTCTAACTTGATTAACTTCTGCTTGATGTGCTTATTCACATCCTTTGCAATTGTTGGTGTATAACCTCCACGCTTAGCATTCTTAATCTGCTTCGCGTAGTTTTGAGCCTCTTTGAATGTGGTCATTTGACATACTCCGTAATTAAGCGGATAACCAAAACCATAGTTAAAGTCGCTGCTATTACTCCCCAAGCAAAAAAGAATCCTCTGCCAAACCACTCCATAATTGCAGGTGTTGAAAGCTCACCGTTGTACCAACGCCATGCATACTTAATTGATACGAATAGCGCTGCACCGTAGATAATTGCTATCGCAAAGTCTTTCATCCTTCCCCCTTGAGCGCTTGCTCTCCCATCAATTCATACTTGTTTGCGCCACATCCAAAGCAATGTAGAAGTGCATAACCATCTTTATCAGAACGTATTGCCTGCAATGGCTCCTTGCCACATTGACCACACATTCCATTTATCATCGCCGCAATAGATTTCCCTTTCCATCCACCTAATTCTTGCTCAAGGAATTGCACCCGCTTTTGCAGCTCCTCCACTTTCGCTTGCTGTTCTGCAATCGTGGTCTTTTCCAAGAACTCCCAAGCACAGTTGAAATAAGTTCTGTACTCTTCTTTGCTTGCCTTTTGGTTCTCTAAAATTCGAACAAGAATCTTCTCCTCGCCCGCTGCCATGAACGCTTCAATGAACTTCTCTTGAAATCCATTGAAGAACTTTTCAAACATGTCTGTTTTATTAATATCCATCTCAAACATCCTTTGATTTACACAGCGGGCTGATGCGGTTTTCTATGGGGAAGTCGTCGCCCATATCGTTGTCAATGCGGTGGCTTGCTGCTATTACCTTCAATTCCTCTATTGAAACTACCTTTCCATACTTACCTTTATATTTCTCAATTCCACGGTGGCTCCATGAAATATGCTTGCAATCACTTGGAAGAAATAACACCTTCACATTCGGGATGTACTTAAACTCAAGTCCGTTGTAGTAGCCCATTGATTCAGCTAAGGCCATTACGCTGTTGAAGTCTGATTCGTTGTTAACAGCGACTTTAAACTCACTCATGGCTAGCTCCTTTTTCCACAACATCTAATTCAATGATTTTGTATGGAGTTCCACTTATCGTGAATGTCTCACCCTTCTTTGATAAATCGACAACTTCATTCCAGCAGAAGGCAAATCCAGCAATCTCTGCGCTAAAGTCTTGCTTGATGTACATATTTGGAGTCATTGATTCGATCATGCTACTAGCTCCCCTTTTACATTTAGGATGTCTTTTGCGTATTGAGTTGCCTTGTAATGATTTTTCCCAACACGTTCGAAATATTTCCATTCAATAAATTTTTGAAGATTGCTGTAGATGGTCCCTCTATTGAAATCAAACACTGATTCCTTCACGTCTTTGACACTGAAAGGCGCAGTCGCATGACAACCGAACATGAGCAAGCTAAGCTGGTCATCAAAGTTCAATTTCTTAGTTCTATTTAATGTTTTCATGCAGCCATTCCTTCTTCTCGGATAGTCACAAAACGGCAGATATCTAAGCGGTCCATAACTCGAACTACGCCTTTCTTGCCATGACGATTTTTAGCAACGATTAATTCAGTGACACCTGATGGCAGGTCGTCTTCACCTATGATTGGATTCGCTAGGATGATTTGATCTGCATCTTGTTCGATCTGACCTGATTCTTTTAGATCTGATGCTTTAGGGCGCTTGCCTTTCTCAGACTCACGGTTAAGCTGTGCTAATGCGATAACTGGGCAATCAAACTCTTTAGCAAGTGCTTTTAAATCACGGCTAATTGAACTTACTTCCTGGTAACGGTCTTTCTTACTTGGATCACGAACCAACTGAAGGTAATCAATTACGATACAGCCAAGTTTCTTGTACTTACGTTTCGCTTTACGAGCCCAAGAATGTATTTCTGCAATTGTCGGCTTTTGCTTGTCTTCGATATGGATTGGCAAAGAACTGAATCGTCTTTGAGCATCTGCAAATTGAGCCAACATCCCATCAAATAATTCAGCGTTATGAATGTTGTCATAAGGAATTTTGGTTAATGCTGAGATGCAGCGGTTTGTGAATGTCTCTACATCCATTTCGGCAGATACAACCAGGACAGGCTCGTTGTATTGCACAGCTGTTTGAATTACCAACATTTGAGCAAGAGTTGATTTACCTGAACCGGGACGACCACCAACGATGCAGAAGTGTCCTTTTTGAATTAATCCAACCAGGTTATCGAGGTGAGTTAGGTTGAACTTTACGCCTGTGTATTGCTTGTTAGCTTTAGCCTCAGCCTTTTGGATTAAACGATCTGTAGCACGGTTCATAGCCTCTTCAAAAGTGAAGCTAGTTTTCTCAACATCGTTTGAGGTTTTCTTACCATCCAGAATGCTTTCTGCCGCAATGTGAACGTCCGGAATTGTTAAGTCTTTAGCAATCTCAGCAATGCTTTGCCCGATATGCTCAACTTCACGGTGTGCCTTGAATTTGTTTAGCTCAGCAACATAAGACTCCAGATTATAAAAACTTGAAGGTGCATCACTGCACATTTGAAGTAAGTATTCAGAGCCGCCCATCAAATGAATTACGTTGTTTTGTTTAAGCTGCTGCTCAACCATAACGAAGTCATACGGTTTGTTTTCATTCGCAAGGTCAGCAATTGCCTGAAAGATTTGCTTATGGCGTTCTGGAAAGAAACACTCAACATCCAGATCATTGCTTACAACATCAAACGAGTTGTCTACAGTCATCAGTGCTGTAAGAACTGCTTGTTCCATTGGGATGTTATGAATATGCGACATTACCAATCCCCCATATCTACTTTGAGTTCAGAAGGATTGATGTTTTGTGCAACACTGCTGGCTTGTTGGAATAAACGCTCTACGAGATTGTAGTCACGCTTAACCCACTTCACAAAGTTTGAATACATCTGAGTGCTTGTTACTGCACCAGTGATGATTTTGTTTTCGTAGTGTGGGTTGATTTCAAGAAGTAATTCTTCAACTTGAGCTTGATTGATTTTTGGTAAACCTGATCTTTGCATCCAAGAATTCAATTGTTGTAAATCTGGTTTCCAGATATTCAGAACTTCATCAACTGGATTTTCTTGTGTGCTCTCCTCTCTATAAATATTTTTATATAATTCTATTGTGTCTTTAGTTTCTAAAGTGCTGGCGCTTTCGTTAGTAAAGTGCTCGCGCTTTACTTTCTGTAGTGCTTTAGTTTCTAAAGTGGTACTGTAGTTTTTAAAGTGCTCGACTAATGACACCTCATTAATTCTGTATTCATTACCCTTTCTTGAATCAGAACTAACAACAGTTACAACGCC